GGCTTATGAATGATGCTTCAACTAAATGGGTAGAGAGTTCAAGAAATTTAGAAGAAGCTGAGAGAGAACTCATGCCTGAATTTAGACAAAAGACAATGTTTAGTTTACCTTTTATGCCTTATGCAAATGTAAGATTACCTTATGATGGTAGAAATGGTGGGGCTAAATATATAGATTGGTCAAGAAAATTACCAGCAGGTGATGTCTTTGCTATGGGAGGAGATACTCCAACAGCCGTACCTAGTTGGCCTGCATTTTTACAGCCTGGTGGCCCAGCACTTGAATTCGCTACTAAGGTATTAGGTGGTAGAGATGGTTGGTCAGGGCAACCATATAATAAAGTTAATGACGGTGTAATTTATAGATTGGGAGAGTTTGCAAAGGGTTTCGTTCCTAACATTCCATTTCCATATAGCGATACTCCTAGCACAAATAGATTAAGAAGGGCATTTAAGTCTGAACAACCTAGTTTAAAAGACCCATTAAGCCCTACTGAAGCATTTTTTAATTCAGTAATAGGGACAGTAAACACAGCAGATATTGGAAGGCTTACTACAATAAAAGGAAAAGCAAAAGCAAGAATAATTAAAGAGCATACAGATGCGAGAAAACAAGCAAGAAAGGATTTTGCTGATGGTAAGCTAACAGATATAGAATTGTTTGAAAGAATCAAAGAGATTGAAGAAGAATTATCAAAAATAATACATGAAGAACACAGGATAAATAAAAAACATTTCTTTGAAAAGATAAGTGATGAGGTTTTTGGAGATTAAATTATGATACCTATGGAATTAATCTCAATGCTTGGCTCAACTGTACTTGGTGGTGTTATGTCTATCATGGCACAAAAAGCACAAGCCGAAGCTGAAAGACAAAAGATGTTAATGCAACGAGCAGAATTTGCAGCTAAACAAACAGATAAAGCAAGAGAAATTAAAGACCCACACACTAAACATACTAGAAGATGGATAGCACTTATGTGTGTATTTAGTATTATTGTAGTTCCGATTGTAGCTCCAATCTTTACTGATGTTAATATCGCTTATCAGATAGTTACTGAAGCTGATAGTGGTTGGTGGATATTTGGCTCAAGTTATGAAACTTCTTATTTTGAACAAGGCAACACAATTTTTATAACAAACTTACAATCTCACACAATATTTTCAATTATAGGACTATATTTTGGTGGCTCACTTACTAGGAAATAAATATGTATTACAAAGGTATTATAGTATTAATAGTTATAGCAGTCCTTATGACTATGGAGAACTCTATTGCTGATGTAACGACAGATTCTAGTCAATCCACACAAACGAATACATCAGGAAGCAATACTTCTATTTCAGGTTCGTATGAAAGCGAATCAACAACAACTTATCAATCAGGTTCTAGTTCAAATACTACAACGAATAATGATACAACGAATAACAGCAATCAAAAAACTGCTGTCAATAGTGCAACAGCACCATCTATGCAGGTCTATGGACAAGATTCTTGTGTTGTGAGTACCTCAACTGGAGTTACAGTTATAGGATTTTCATTTAGTGGTGGTTCTTATCACGAAGATAAGAATTGTGAGAGAAGAAAAGGTGCAGTATTGTTAAGTAAACTAGGCATGAAAGTAGCTGCAATTTCTTTAATGTGCCAAGATGAAAATGTATTTGATGCAATGTGGAACGCAGGTACACCTTGTCCATTTGAAGGATTGATAGGACAAAAAGCGAAAGAAAAATGGATGGAAAAGCGTAGAAAAGAATTAACAGGGGGTACTCAAGCTAAACCGAGTATGACTTGGAATAATATGTTGGAAGAATAATGGAATTAACTTTTACAGATAAAGCAGCAAATAAAACAGCAGAATTAATTAAAGAAGAAGGTGATAATTTATTATTAAGAACCTTTGTTCAAGGTGGTGGTTGTTCAGGTTTTCAATATGGATTTACTTTTGAACAAAAAGCTAATGATGCTGATTGGAAAATTACAGCTAATAATGGAGTCGTATTATTAGTAGACCCTGTATCAATGCAATATCTTAGAGGTTCTACTATAGACTATGAAGATAATGTTTTAAAAGGTGCTGCTTTTATTATTAAGAACCCTAATGCCAAGAGTACCTGTGGTTGTGGTTCGTCTTTTACTACCTAGTTATGAAAAAAATATTATTTATTTTATTATTCCCTTTAATAGTATTTGGTGATGAGGTTACAACAAGTAATCTTTTGCCACAAACTTTTACAACAGGAAATAATTGGTCAGGAGACATAAATCATAATCATGGTACAGGTACACTAGCTACTTATCATGGTGATGAAGTAGAACATTCAGGTATCTCTTTAGTTGATGATGCTGATATGAGTGTATCTCAAATTAGAAATGGTTGGTCATCTGAATTTAAAGCAAACATTTGGATATGGAACAACTATGATTCCACAGTTAAGATGGAACAAACCATAACCAATTCAAGTGGTGGTTCAGTAACACAATCAAGAGTAGTTAGTTTAGATGGTTGTGGTTCAATAAATTGTGGTGCTTACACCAACTATACTGACACCCATACGCAAGGCGCTAATTCATCAGACGATTATAATATTAAATCTAAATTTACCATAACAGTACCCAATAGAACATCAGGACATTATGGCTCAGATATAAAGCAACCCTCACTTAAAATAACTTATGAGGAAAATCCTGTATCGGTAGAAACTGTAGCTGAGATAGCATCTACCATAGAAAATATAGAAGAAGCTATTGAAGTCTTTGAGGAGTTAGATTTAAGTTCAGAAGAATTTATAGAAGTAGTGCAAACTATTGATTTACCTCAAGAAATTATAGTTGAAACCATAGATGAAATAGAAGAATTACAATTAGCAGAACAACAAATAGAGGAAGAATTAGGATTTACTGGTTTGGATTCTATCGTAGAAATATTTGAACAACCTATTGAAATTCAAGAAGAACCAAGTATTCTTGAAGAAACAGTAGAATTAATTGAAGAAATGTTTGAGGAGATTCCTACTGAAGAAGTAGTGGAATCAACAACTGAGGGGTCAGTTGAGGAATCTTCTTTTAAAGAGGAGGTGGCAGATGAAACGCAGACCGAGCAAGAAGTCGCAACAAATGTCGAAAAAGACGAAACTGTCTCGACTGGAAGTGAAGAAATTTCTGAAACAGGTGAGGGAGAGGAAGTTGCAAGAACAGATGATGGAACTGTATCAAGCGAAGCAGAAGAAGTTACTACTGATGGATCTGGACAACCAGCAACAGAAGAAGTCGCTACTGATGACAGTCAAGGAGAAGTTTCAACAACTGTTTCTATAGATGTAGCAGATGTTTCTGAGAAAGTTGCACAGAAAATAAAAGATGTGGATAAACAGTTACAAGCAACTCAAATGATTGTAGCTAAGATTATGCAGAACAATGATGCAATCAATACTTATTCACAAGTAAACAATCAAATTTTTAACAATCAGGTAATCATTGATGGTGGTAATTTAGATGAATATATGCAAAGGACTTATCTCGATACTAGAGTGCTGTATGCAGAAAGTAGTGTCGGTTATAAAGACAGTTTACAACTTTATCAAGACAGGATTGATGAAGCTGTTTCGAATAGAATAAGAGCAGAAGAACATTTAAGGAGTATTCGTGGATATTAAAGCAATACTAGGCATAATCGGATTGGTCATCACATTAGGTGGCATGATGGTTACTGTCGGTAAAATTATGAATAGACTTGATGTGGTTGAAGCTAGGTCAGCACCTAATATAAAACCACTAGAACAAGGTATAGCTATTAATAAAGCTGAGATTGCTGTCCTTAAATCTCAAGTAGTTGAGATTAAAGCAAGGTCAGACAATCCACTTCAATGACTTATTTAGAAGCATTACTAGCAACATTAGCTGTTGTTTTGTTAATGCACTATAAACCTGAATTTTTTTCTTGGTTTTTTTATAGAATAAAAACCAAATACCTAAGACCTGAGATTAGTATTCTTGAGTTATTAACAATCGGTTTAATAATTTATTTATTAATAAATTCTTAACCAGGAGTTTAAAGCTATGTGTAATGCAGTAGCTTATTCAAAAAAAGAAATGGAAATTATCCATGCCATTTATTCTATTGACCCAAGTGCACAAATAAGCATAAAGGGTAAACTTGAAAACAGATACGATTATATGTATGGTGGTGTTAAGTTTTTAACTGACACACACATTAATTGGAATGAGATATCAGATAAGATAGATGAGCAAAGAGAAGAAAGATATAATCAATCACCCTGAACATTATACGCAGGGAATAGAAACTATTGATTATATTCGTTCATGGAAAATGGACTATGTTCGAGGGAATATTATAAAATATATTACTCGTTATCCATATAAAGGAACTGCTTTGTCTGATTTAAAGAAAGCAAAGTGGTACTTAGAATACTTAATTAAGGGGATAGAAGATGCCGAAAAAAGGAAGAAGTAGTATCTCCATGCAATTTGCACAGGATATAGTTAGAGCATGGAACTTACCTAATATGAACTCACAAAAAGATGTGTTTGAATATTTAGATAAATATACAGATTCAGGAACAATGTCGTTTTATAGATCAGAAGCAGAAGAAATGACAGGTGTTGAACTAGCAGCACATAATAATAAATATAATGTTTTAGCAAGATTAGAAAGACAAAACCTACCACCACTAACCAATATTGTTAAAGTATCTGATGAAACATATACTATGGTTGTTTTTTCAGATGCACATTTTGAAGGGTATGAAACACCTAGTTATAAAATTCTTCTTAAAGTGATGAAGGATTTAACTAAGACTAAAGAGTTGAAGTGTGTGATAGCGAATGGTGATATGTTAGATTTAGCTATCCTATCTACATTTGCAAAA